GTAGCGCTCATCGGTTTCCACGTCTGCGCCGCCGCTGCTGACGGTGACGTTGCTAGCGGTGACTGGCAGACCGGATTGCAGCGCATTGATTTGGCCGGGTAGCCAGCCGTTGCCTTGCTCTCCTGGCTCGGTGCAGGTCGCGGTGATAACGACCGGATTTATGCCAACGTCTATCGCTTCATCGGTTGCAAAACTCACCCGACCGTCGGCGCTTGTCACCAGCGTACCCGCAGGGACAGTGACCGGCGCGGGATTGGGCGCGCTGGACGGATCGGGCGGATTGCGCGTAAACGCAATGCGGGTTTGCGCAGCTGCTGCGACCAAGCGCTGCGTACCCACCAGATCGCCCAGATAGTCCAGGAACACGCCGCTGGACGTGCGCACGATCATCTTCTCGCACGTAGCCTGAATGGCAGACAGGTTCAGGCTGTACGCATAGGCCAGCACGTTGATGTAGAGTTGCTCGATTTGCCCTGGATGCAGCGTCTTTTTACTGATGATCTCAAAGCGGTGAATGAGGTCAGCCTCAATCGCTTGCGGGTCGTTCTTGACGAATTCAGGTGCGGGCAGACTCATCGCCGACCCTCATACGTGACTTCGCTGTCGCGCAGCACGCCGTCGGCGGCTTTCCAGACCACACGCAAGCGGATGTGGTGACCGTCTACCCGCACATCGATCTTGACGACGTCGGCGCGCTTTTCCCACGCGCGAATCGCCGTGATGGCTTCGCGCACGAGGTGCGGGATGGCCCGGTCAACCGGCCAGTCCAGATAATTGTGGCCACCAAACCCGAAATCGGGGCGGTGCCGGTCTGTGCCCTTGGGCGTAGAGAGAATGATGCGGATGGCCTGGTCAATGTCCATCCAACCCTCGACCACCTCTCCTGTGGTCGGGTTTCCCCAACCGAGGCGCGGTTGCCAGTGGGCGCTGCGAATCGAAGACAGTGTGGCCGGTGCGTTCATGCCAGGCAGCATAAAGAGCTGCTCGGCATAAAACTTTTAATCTGGTTTAAAGATTGTGGGCCGCGTGCGAACCCGCAGGGCCGGATTTAGTGGCTATGGTGATTGCTGTTGCCGCCGCCGTCCATCACAGTGCCGGTAGCGTCGATACTGCCTTGCACCGATACGTTGCCGGAAATGCTGGCAGTCGCTGCACCGCCCGAGCCGCCAGAAATCGCCATGCCGCCTTGCACGGTGAGCTTACCCTGCACCGTGGCGTTGCCGGTCATCGTCACTTGTGGCGTATCCAGGGTGACGCTCGTGCCAGCTTGCACCAACACCGTGGTCGCGGCAATGATTTCGATTTTGCCGACACAGTTGATGCGGTGGGTATGGCTGGCCGGATCGTAGAGAACTTCCGTGCCATCTCTGAACCGCACGTATTCCTGCGCGTCGTCCACGACAGGCGGAGGCTCGGGGCCGGAATAAATCGACCCCAGGTACACGCCGTCTACGCCGTTTGCAGCAAGCACGATCACGACGTGCGCATCCAGATCGGGTAGTACTCTGTGCTTGTTGTGGTGGGTATTCCTCTGCGGGACGTGCAACCAGTACGTCACCAAATTGTCGCGCTCAGGCAGCGTGACGCGGATGCAGCAAGTCTGCGCGTCCACGGCGGTGACGATCCCATAGTGCAGACTCGCAGCGCTGTTTTCATCGTGCAGCATAGTGGCTTCCTATTGGGTTCTGACGGTCTGACCGTCGCGGATGCCGTAGACGGCCAAGGGTTTTTTGGGCGCGGCTACCGGTGCAGCAACGGGCGAGTTTTCTTCTGCCACTCGTACCCTGCAAAACTCCACATCCGTGGTGTAACCGCCACTACGGGTTAACGTGTGGCGGCTGGTTTGAACAAGGTAGTTGCCGTCCAATCGCCCCGCGCCGGTCAGCGTCAACACGTTGCCCGCAACCAATCTCGGGCGACCTTGCAGACTGGCACTGCCTTGGGTCTGCTCACGATTGGCGCGGGCCAATTCACATCTGGCCTTCGCGTCGGCCTGGGCGGCGTTGCTCGTTCTCGTGGTGCGCTTGGCGGTGTCAGCGCTGGTCGTCGCTTTGGAGACGCTGGCGGGCGAGGCCGAGACGGTGCCGTTGTTACTCACCGAATAGCTGATTAACTTGTTCGTCTTCGGGTTGTGGCTTTTGACCGTGGCAGACTTCGGCACTTCCTTGATCTGATCGCGAATTCTCCAGCCAGGCGCAAAGTCCGACACGGCAATGCTGGCAATGGGATCACTTGCCATCAAATCAGCAATGGCGTGAAACACCAGGCGATTGCCTACGACCTTGAATGCGTAGTCATACTCGCCCGCAAGCCGGGTCAGAAACACGCCGTCGGATTCGCTTTGCGTCAGACGATCCAGAGCAATCGGTTCGATCTTGCCAGTCAACTCAAGACCGTGGCGCGCGGCAATTCTCTTGGCTACCGCATCGAGCGTGGTGTTTTCATAGGCGGCGTGTTCAATGGTGCGCAAGCTCTGACCAATGCTGGCGGCCAGCGCGCGGATGCGTACCGTACTTGGGCCGCCTTCAAACTCGATCTCGTCAATCTGAAAGGTGCCGACCTGAACGAGGTCTTGTCCCTGCCAGCCGATGGCCGCCGTCAACGTGTCTCCCTTGCCCGGATACCAGGCGTTTTTCCAGCGCCCGTCTACGTCTTCGAGTTCAAGTTCCAGCTCGTCGGATTGGTCGGTCAGATAATCGGTGTAGGTGAGCGATAGCAGATAGGGCGATAAGTCGCTGGTGATGTCCTTTTGCGCGTAGCGCACGGTAAAACGGCTGCGCGGCAGTTCGGCGGGCAAGCGCAACGCATTCATCAACGCATCCACGGCGGTAGCGTCTGTGTGTCGGTCGCGTCAGCACGGCGCGGCAATACAGGAATGGTCAGCGTGATCCCCGCAGACAACACTGGCGTAATCGGCACGTGCGGATTCGCCGCGATGATGGGAGGGTAGCGCCAGGCGTTGCCGTAATAGCGGTACGCGATGGCATCCCAGGTATCGCCTTCGACAGTCAGATGCGTGAGGTAAGACATATGCGATTCCTTTGTGTCAGCGTCTACGCATCGCCACGTCGGCGGTCAATGCCAAGAGCGGCCCGCGCGCCTGGTCAAACTGTTGCAGCGCACCGACAGCTGCCTGGCTGGCATCAGCCAGTTGCCCGATGATGGTAGAAGGCTGTGGGTTCATCAGACGCGTGTGCATGGTCTGCAACTGGAATGCGAGATTGCTCCCCAGTTGCGTGATGGCGGCGGCCTCGGATATGCGGCCTCCCAGTTCCTGTAACGTGCTTACAGAACGGGCGGCTTGACCGAGCGATCCCAAAATACCAGGGACTTGCGCGATGGCGGTGGCGGGCAGCAGGTTTTGGGAACGTCGCAATGTCTGGCTGGCACTGCGGATGACATTTTCGGCTTGCCGGGCCGCGCTGGCGAGCGTTTGCGCATCGGTCAGCGTTTGCTCGGTGCGGGTCATCAGACCCGGTTGCACAGGTGTGCTTGTCGATGGGTTTGCGGCAACGTCAACCAACCCGACCGGATGCGACGACAACCCGGGCGCGGGCTGCGTAAAAACGCCTGTGTATTCGCGTAGCGTAATCTGCAACTCGGCACTGATCAGAGCACCGCGCGCGTCGGTCTTCTTCGTTGTGACAACGCCCTCGACAATCAGCCACGGCCCCAGATACGTGCCATCGCCCATGACCAGCGCCAAGGGTTGCTGCGCGCGGGTCGCATCACGAATCGCACGCAGCCGCGCATCGACGTCGTGCACGCGCGTGTGCAGCAGAATTGTCCAGTTGATCTCTTCCAGTTCGCCGCCGACCGCCTCCACCAGCGGTTTGCCGGATATTCTCTCGTGCTCGACGAAAGTAGCAGAAAAGCGATGCTCGGCTCCGCTCGGACTGCCGATGACTTCAAACTCGATCTCGCCCAGAATCGCCCACATTACAGGCTACCCCGCAGACCACTCCGTGCGCTGCCGATATTGCCGTAATCCAGACGGCGTTTGCGGTTCTCGCGCGCATCCAGAATGCGCTCGACCCGGCGCACCAAGTCGTCAGATGCTTTGTCCAGCGCTTGCTCAATCCCCGGCACGCCAGCCGAGCCTTGCACGTTGATGGTGGGCGAAAAGTGAATGACGATGCGCTCGTCGCGGCCCTCTGCGCCAGCGCGGCCGCTTTGGATAAGTGCGACTGGTACTGGGGGGACTTCAGGCAAGACCGGCGTGGCAACGACAGGCGTGGCCAGCGTCACGGCAGTCGCTGCCGCCATCCCCAGCGCCGCTTTTTTGACCAAGCCTTGCGCGCTGCTGATACCCTGCGCCGCACCCTCTGAAATATTCGCGCCCAACGTCATGAAGACGCGGCTGGGGCTGTTGATGCCGAGCTTGTCACGAAACCACCCAACGACGGCGTCGCTCACGCCGACGATGGAATCGCGCACGCTACCCGCCATGTTGGTGATGCCGCCCACAAGGCCATCCATCATGGCTTTACCACTGGCCTTGAAGTCTTCGGGCAACTCGGTATCGAACCAGTTCATGACGCCGGTAAACGTTTTACGAAACAGCGCCAGCGGTGAAAAATCGGCAATCTGTTTGGCGATGCCCGCGATGCCGCCGTCAAACGCGGTTTTGGCACCGTCCCACACACTGCCAAAGAATCCCATCAGTCCACCCCAAACAGATTCGGCGGTGCCAGTGATGCCGTTCCATGCGGTACTGGTGACGTTCGCAATCCCTTGCCAGGCACTGCCGATCACGCGCACGATGCCGTCAAGCGCGCCACTGGCGATATTGGTCAGCCCCTTCCAGGCGGTATCGAACAAACCCGTCACGCCTTGCCACGCGCTGTCAAATACGCCTGCGATACCAGAGGCAAATGCATTGATGATCTTGCCGCCAAACTCGCTGAAATTATCCGGCAGTTCCACCCCGAACCAGCCCAGCACACCCGCAAACGCCTTATAAAACAGGCCCAGCGGCGACCAGTCGAGAATCAGTTTGGAGACGCCGACAATGCCGTCATTGAAAGCATCTTTGATGCGCGCCCACATGCCGGTAAAAACACCCGTCACGGCACTGCCTACGCGCTTGAAAAACCCACTGACCGGCTCCCAATATTTGATGAGCAAGAACGCTGCGCCCGCAATGGCCGTCACGGCAATGCCGATGGGGTTCATCAGTAACGCCCGTCCCAACCACAGCACGGCTCGGCCCGCCACGCGCAAGCCCGTCAGCAGAGATCCGCCCAGGGTACGCGCCAGCATGCCCGCCCGGCTGGCCGCCGTTGTCAAGGCTGCACGCGCACCTGTCAGCAGCGAACGGCCAAACCCCATCGCAGCGGCAGTGGCTGTGCGCAGCCCCGGCGTTAACCGCCCCATCAGCGTACCGGCCAAGGTGCGCACGGCTCCCAGCTTGGTCAGCAAGCTGCTGCGCGCAAGCAAGGTACTGGCACGAAATAGCGCCATCTTCGCCTGTGCCAGCGCAAGACCTGCGCGCAGCAAGTGAAAGGCTTTGATGCCCTGTGTGACGACAATCTTGACTTGCCGGAAGGCGAACACCCCGGCAACCGACGCCACGCGCCAGGCGACGATGCCCGAGACGATGGCAGCCATGGCGGAAACCACGCCAGGGTGCGCCCGCACAAACGCTGCAATCCCTGCGATCATCGGGGTCAGCATGTTGACCACACCCAAGAGCGACGGCAAGAGCGCATTGCCAATGTCTACCGCCAAGGCGCTGACGCTGTTTTTAAGCGCCTTCATCTGCTCGACGGGCGATTCGCGCCGCAACTCTGCCAGCGCGGCCAAACTACCGTCGCCCGTCGCACCGGTCATGTCTTTGTACGCCGCCTGATTGGTGTTCACAGCCAGCGCAAAGCGCGCGGCATTGGCGTCTTTGAAAACGTCGGTTAACCCCATCTCGGCGAGCATGGTTGAAATACGACCGTCATCATCGCCCTTGAGCAGCGCCTGCTGGTCGGCAGCTGCGAGGTTATCGCGCATGAATGCGCCCGCCAACTCCAAACTGGCCTGATAGTGACTCATGCCGGACTTTTGCAGCTCGGCCATGGACGTCTTGTAATCCACGCCCGCACGCTCGTACGCGGCAGCGACCTTGGGGTCGTTCAGCCCCGATAGCCAGCTTTGCAACCCCGCCTGGGCATTGGCCGCACCCATGCTAGTCTCGGCTACCTGCAAACCCGCAGCCAGTTCGGCGATGGCGGTATCACCCTTCAAGCCAGTCGTTTTAATCGTGTCGCCCAGTTGCGCAAAGGCGCGAATCATCATGTCTGGCGTGAATTGGCCGCGCTCGCCAATGGCAATCAAACGCTCGATGCCGCTTTGCATGCTGTCGCGATCCATGGCCCCCATGTCGCGCAAGGCCAGCATCGCGCCCGTGGTCTCTTGCGAGGACGTGCGCAGCGCCGTCATGGTATCGCCCATCAAGCCGATTTGCGATTTGGCCTCTTCAAACCCCGCACCGCCCGTAATCAACTGGTGCGCGCCCAGCGCCAGGTCATCGCGGCTTTGATTGGTGGTAGCGACGTTAACGCGGATGGCATCGCCCAATGCCGATTCCTGATTCTCCGACAATCTGGCCTTGATGCGGGTATCGCGCAAGGTGTCGGCAAAGGACGCTGCTTGACCGGCAGTCGCGACCGCCCCTTTGACGGTTCCCCACGCGGCCATCGCAGTGCCCGCCAGCTTGCCCCAGCTTTGTTGACCGGAGGCAATTGCCGCGTTGCTGCGCGCAGCCGCCACCGTCAACTGGTCGTGTGCCGTGCGCACGCGCCCCAAAGCGCGGCCCAGGCGGTCGTAACGGGTTTGCTGATCCGACAGCCCCAACCGTGTGTTGCGAGCTGTGCGGATTTGTGCCAATTCCAGCGCGCGCGAGCTGCGCGTTAAACCATCCAGGCTGCGGCGGGTGGACGTCAGTACCGAGCCGACAGACCCTTGCGCCACTGCGCCGATGGTCAAGCCGATGCCGACGGTACCGTTTGCCATGTCCTAATCGCCCCGCATGCGTTTATTGTGTTCCTGCGCCGCCTCAAACCAGCGCCAGTAATCTTCCATGTCCAGCGCGTCGATCTCTGACGGGCCAAAGCGCAGCACCAAGACTAACCACTCATCGACCCGTTGCAGGGTGTCAGGGTCGCGCGCCCGAGTGTCCGGCAAGTTCGCGAAATCGCTGCACCAACTGGTTGTTATCCTCCAAATCCAGCATGTCCAGGTCTTCCATCGTCAGGCCCGAGAGCCGCGCGAACAAAAACGTGTCCTGGTCAAAGTCGTCACGGCTGTATTGAGCGGCGGCACGCAAATCGGCACGGCGCGCACGCCGCAAGGTAATGCGCTCGATGCGCACGCCCGTGCTGGAGGTGAACGGGTGTTTCAACGTCAGTTCAGTCGCCGGGGATTGCTCTGCGGCGGTGTCAGTTTTAGTCGTCATGATGCAGTTCCTGTGTGGTGAAAGTGACTACATACCCAGATTGGCGCGATAGCGGGCCAACTGGTCTACGCCGTTGACCCGATAAATGTTGTTGGGATAATCAAGCATCAGCACCTCGCGCCCACCGATCAGTTGCCGTATCGATGTCGCCGAGAACGGCGTCTCGTACTTAGCGGGTTCACGGGCCTTGTAGCTGCCCAATTGATGCCCCTTGAAATTGACCGTCAGGTGCGACGCCAACTGCACCTCGTCGGTGCGCCCGGCGCTGGTGTGCACGTTGATGCTCGACAAGCATTGCAAAGAGACGGCAGTAAAGGGCGACGCCGTCAACACCGCCGCGTCCTCATATAAGCTGTTCCAGATGATCTTGCCTTCGAGCTTGTCCAGCCCATCGGGCAACTCCATCAGGCCCACCAGGCCGAGCCCCGTAAAGTCGCTCATGACGGTGTTCACCGATCCGAGGTCTACCTCTTCGGCGCGCCCAAAATAGTTGTTGCCGTTCAGGTACACGGCGGCATTGGTAATGCGGTTGATTTGCAAACCGGCCATGATCAGTTACCCCCCAGGTTGACGAGGTACTCGTCGGTGATTTCCGTCTCGAAGGTTCCGCGCTCAAACGGCGGTGGAATCGTCAGCTTGTAGTTGAAGATGACGTTGCCCAGTTCGAGGTTCTTGGGCGGATTCCTCGCCTCGTCGTACCAGCACTCGCCGCCGAGCAGCGCGCCATCGCCGGTCATCTTGCGTAAAAACTGGTTGACGCTCTCGACCACCGCGTTGATCAGCGCGCCCGTGATCGGACGATCCACGAATTGCAGACTGGAATAACGGATGGATTCATCAACGATGTCTTTGGTGCGCCGAACATTGATGAAGTTCTTGACGTGCGTGACACTTGGCCAGGCGGCGGTGCGGTTGCCCCAAGCGCGCAAGCCCGTCCCGAAGCTGTTAAAGACGGTCCGCACCGATGACACCTTTGAACTCACCGTTCGACGGAGACCACCAGTGGCCGCGCTCCAAATCCTTTGCGGCCATTAAACCGGCCAATCTCTGGCTCATCGGTTCGAGCCGGATGCCGTCGGTGGCGGCGTCATAGACCTGCAAGTGCGGATAGCACAGAATGGCGCGTTCAGAACTGGTGTTGAAGTTGATGGCTCCCAGCGGCCCGCGACCATTTAACGCTTGCGCGGGCGTCACCCCTATCGGCGCGTCGATAATCGCCATGCCCCGCATGCGCTCGGCCGTGGCGATCAATTCCGTGGACACCGCCAGACCCGTGCAATACGCCGGTGCAATCAAGAGCTTGGGCCAGTAGCCAAAGAGGTTGTACGCATCGTCGAGCGCCTTGATGCCG